ATGAAAAGAAACCTGTTGGTAATTTGCGCGTCGACCGCTCTTTTGACAGCGGGACTGACGTCATGTTCCGATTCTGCCGGCCGGGAGCCCGATGCGGCTCTGTGGCAGGAAGATTTCCGTTATCAGCCTGTTGCGGCGAGGCCTCAGCTCGAAGTGGCCTATACCGATTCCTCGCGCACGGCTTTTGAAATACTCGCCGAAGAGTACAATCTGGTTGGGCAGTTGCGCGCGCCTCATTTGCTGCAGAACAAGGCCGACGGAACTCCTTGGCTTTGGTTCGAGATGGAGGACGCGTCCGGCACTCGATATTCGACGCGGAACTATCGAGGCGAGACGCGCATCAATCTGTATCGCCGGGGACCGTACTATTGCGAGATACATTGGTTCGACGTGCATCTGGCTACGGATAAGAAGGATACGGCTGCGCTGCGCGGCGACTTGACGCTGTATTGCTATCCCGAGAAGATACTGGCTGACATTACCTGGCACGGATCGGGGCGCTTCGTTCCCGCCTCGATGGAGGTCAAAGGTCTCGTCGAGCAGAAATACGACGGGTTCAAACCTTTTGCTAAAGGTACGATCCAGAGCTACTCGTTCCCGATATTCGGAGAGTCGGAACCGTTGCCGGCCGATGCTTTCCGCCTGTTGGCGGGACGTAATCCGGTGCGGTATGACCGCAAGCGCGGCTGCTATATTCTGGGCAGTCACACGGACGGCGGCTTCCAAAAGAAACTTTACGACGAGCCGAATTTTTACGAAACGGTTACTTTCCGTGTGAACAACGACAGCGTGAAGCGTAAAATCTATATCTGCCACGAGTCGTCCGACGGAGGAGAAATCACCGAGGGAGGTATGCTGCTCGATCGCGAAGGGCATCCGATGCCGATCGTCGTGCAGGTTTCAAAGAACTTTGCCGGCGAGAAAGAGGAGGCTTTCTATAATCCGACCGACCAGCCTTTCAGCGAAACGATTTTTCCGCTTTATCTCGAGCCGGGCGAGAGCCATACGCTGACGAGCCTGCACCTGTTCCAGAACTGGGGACGGCACATGACCAAGCATTGGTCGTCGCTCGGAGCATGGATGGACTATTTTCACAGCTCGACCGGCGTGACCGAGACGACCTGTTACGTGCCGTTCAAGTTTGCCGGATTGGGAGGCGTGACGATCGCCGATTTCCGCGCCATGAGTCAGGAATGCTTCTGGGTAGACCAGCCTCAGCACGACAATCTGGCCGGACACAGCTTCCTGTCCTATTACGACGGCAAGGACTGGATTCATCCGGTCTATACGGGAACCGTTTATCGCAGTACGGGGCCCAACTGGTACGATATAGGTCTGCGCTATTTGACTTCCGACGGCAAGATCAAAGTGACGGCCGACATTTTCGAGACGCCTCAGAACGACGAGCTCCGCAGTTATTTCAAGGTTCGCTACGAGGTGCTCCAGCCGCTGGAAATCGCCGATGCCCGCGCGAATTGCCGCTTCTTGACTATCGCGTCGATTATTCAGGGGCTGCGTTTCGACCGCTTTGCGGCGACCGGTGTCGACGAGATCAGGCTCGATCCGAGCAAAAAGCCTTTCCCCGTGAAAGGAGTCGCATTGCCCGAGGAAAATTTCTTTATCGCGGAGTACGGCGATTCGCTGAACAAAAGAGGATCGAATGCGATTATCGTAAAGAGATTCAGCGCAGGGGGACTCAAGCCGGCCGCTACGGTTCAATTGGGTGGTTATAAGAATGTCTTCAAGCAGGATGCTGCGAAAGACACGCGCATGTGTCTGGTGCCCGATACGGACGACCTGAAGCTGAAAGCGGGCGACGTCATCGAGATCGAGGGCTATTGGTTGCCCTATGGAGCTACGTTCGACACGAAGAGCCCCGAAATGGTCGTGCGCTACGATGCAGAGGGAGCTATGCACGTGGTGTCGGTCGAGCAGGGCGAGAAGGTGAGCGATCTGCCGATTGTGGTCAGGGCCGAGAACAACGGAGCGTTGTTCACCGTGGCCGGTGGCAAGAACCTGATTCCCGTTGTGGTCAAAGGGTTGACCCAATGGCGCATGCCTCGCATATTCGTTCGTGAGGGAGACGCGTGGAGACCTCTCTATCATTCGCGCAACAACGCTCTGGATGGCTATCAGGTATTCTGCGACGAGGACGGAACGTTCGGAGCCGTTTTCCTCGTTTCGGCCTCTGAGGAGCCGCAACAGTTGAAAGTGACGGTAGGGGAGAGCCTCCGTATGCCGGGTAAGATCGAGTTGAGCCAGATCGAGTATGAGGGTGCTCCCGTCGGAAGCGCCGTGCAGATCGCGACGCCCGCAGGAGATGTCGTACTGACGATTCCGCAACCTACGATGTATGCTGTCGGAGACGAGCGTTTCACGCCGCAATGGAGCCTCAGCGAAGGCAACTCGCTGTGGTTCAAACAGCAATTTGCAGAGTGGGAGAGAGGCGGCCGCCTAAGCCCCAACGAAGACGACATCGATCTGGAATATTGGTGGCAGAACTACGAGCCGGATTACAGCCATTCTTCGCCGGAGTATACGATCGACTTGAGCGGAACGGCGTTCGAAGGTGCTCGTCCGGAGGCTTTGGTCGACGGAGAATGGGCCGAAGTGGAGGACAGCTTGGCCGGTTCCGTAAGGGCTGTGGCGGTCCGTTCGTCCGACGGAAAGCATGCTTTGGCCTTGGTTTTCCTCAATGCCGAAGGAGCTTTCCATAGGGGAGAGAGCATGGGACTGATTTTGAAGCCTGTCGATGCTCCTACGAAAAAGCGTTACCATGTCCGGGGCAAAGTGTATGTGACCGATGCGGATATGAATACCTTGAAAAAGCGGATTCTTTCCGAATTGTAGATCGAGGGTAACCGGTTATTCTCGATATGAAAGTTATGTTATCAGCGCTTCAGCTTGACATAAGCGAGGCGTTTCGATAGCCCGGGATCGGGTAACGGTCTCGCGAGAGTAAGTAAGAAGGACGTCCGTCGGGCGTCCTTCTTGTTTGCCGGGTGCTCGTCGGAAACCGCGCGATACAGGCGACATATGTTTGTTTTGGGCTGTCGTCCGATAAAAAATGGGATAGGATAAATCGGCTTTCGGGGACTCCCGTATCTCCCCCGTGCACGGTATGATGACCGGTAAATACAGCCAATAATGCTCCTAAGGCTCGCTTGTCTGGTCGGGCCCTCACTGAATCGAGGGAATGTTCGTGCTGCGAAATTAGGTCGTGTCGGTTTTCGGGTTCGAGAACTGCGGCGGCACATGGGGGCTGTCGGGTGCGGCGGAAAATGGGAGCCGGGAGAACGGGCCGAATATTCGTGATGTTCGCCCTGTTCGGCGGATGAGATCGTGCTCGGCGACAACGATCGGCATTTCGAATAGGGTAAATAGGGTTTCGCTGCTCCGTAGGACGAGCTACGTGCTTTTATTGGAAATTCGTCCGGCGTTTCTTCGACAGGGCAAGGTATCGGCTCCGTCGTAAATCCCTGTAACGACCGTTTGCAGCGCAGCGTATGAGGCGAGTCGTTATACCCGTTTGTGGCGGGCGGCCTTGTCCATTCTTGCCCGCGAATCGAACGGGAAACGGTCTATATCAGCTCGCTCAATGCCGTAAGCCGAACGCATCGATGTTGGGTATGAGCTGCGTCTCCTCGGAGCAGTCTGAACTGAAATATCGTTCGACTCAAGGTTTCTATTGTTGCAGTGCGTCGGAGTGTGAGCGTTATTATCATGATTTGAGATAGTAGTGTAGACCTCGTCGATCTGAAATTCTGTTTTGGTTGAGAATGTTTGCAGGCAATTGCTTGTTATAGGAGAAGCGAAAAGCACTATTATTTAACATAATGCTAATTCAAGTTAGACCGAATTATAATTGATGTTATTTTGAATAGTAGGATAGGGTAGGAGAGGTAAAAAAACTTTACTACCATGTCACAAACAGAAAACATTGCGGCTTCTGCTGCGAAGCTCTCCAGCTCTTGGAGGGACGAAGTAAATCAAATTCGTACACGTCTTAATTCTTTGCGCGCTCGATCTTCTTGACTCTTACGAGGAAATTTGCGAGTACTGCGAAAATGAGGGCGAACCGATTCCGGAACTTTGCGAAAAAACCTTGCTAAATGGGGCCACGAATTGGGATAGCTATTGTTATGGCGGGTTCGCTCTTATTTACGATGAAGACATAGCTAAAGCCCTGTGTACACCGTCTGAATTGAAAAGAACGAACTCCGGGCGCAATGATCCTAATCCGCGCGAGACTTGGATGGATGTGCAGGCCCGCGCTTATTTTCAAGCCTATCGTAGGCTTATCAATTGTGCCTAAAATATTAAAAAGATTGAGATAATGAAAACTATTTATTTACAGGTGTTAGGTGAAGGGTGGGTATCTTTTCAGTATACCAACATTTACGAATTAGAGGAAGAATTTGCCCAAAGAGGGATTGAGGTAGGCAACGGCTGCGAACTCGGCAACGGCTGCGAACTCGGCAACTACTGCAAACTCGGCAACTACTGCAAACTCGGCGACTACTGCAAACTCGGCAACTACTGCAAACTCGGCGACTACTGCAAACTCGGCAACTACTGCAAACTCGGCAACGGCTGCAAACCGGGCGACTACTGCAAACTCGGCAAAGGCTGCAAACTCGGCGACTACTGCGAACTCGGCAACGGCTGCGAACTCGGCAACGGCTGCAAACTCGGCAACGGCTGCGAACTCGGCAACGGCTGCGAACTCGGCAACGGCTGCGAACTCGGCAACGACTGCAAAGTACCTAAATCATTATTCATATCGGCCTCCCAGCACTCCGTTTCATACTGGGGGTACGATGCTATCCAAATAGGTTGTAAAAAATATACTATTTCGGAGTGGCAAAAGCATTTCCGCGAAATTGGGAAGGCTGAAGGTTATTATGAGGAGCAAATCGATGAATATGGGTTTTATATAGACCTTATTGCCAAACTTCACGGCAGGTGGAACATCAAGCAGAAATAATATCCATTAACTATGAGAAAATCGATTTTAACGGCCATTATATGCCTGCTCGTTTCCAGTTGCTCCACTTGTTCGCGGACCTTTAAGAACGAGAGTATTTTGGACTATTACGGCCAGTGCATCGATAACCTCGATACCGATGTAAACCGGAATATGTTCGACGTTTCGCGGGACTTAGTAAAAGAAGTGGAGGAAGACCGCCGATTATGTAAAAGCGATAGGGATATGGTCATAGGATGGATTTTTGAACGTCTGGAAAACCTGAATGAGCCATGAGAACCTTTGTATTTACATGTCGGCCGACTAATTCGGAAGAAAACACCTGTTTCCATGTCCGAATATACCAAGTATGCCGCAACAGGCCGATAAAAATACTGGAGTATTACGACCGGCCGAGGCCAGAATCTCCTTTCAGGGTTAACTCGGCATATTACCAGCTTCGGCGCCATAATATTCTTACAGAATCGGAGAAAAAGGATACGATCTTGTCCGAATCTCGATTTTACAACTTTCAAAACGACCGAATCAGAATCTACGAAATACTTTGAAGCCATGATGATATATTTTTCAAAAGATAAAAACGGCGACGTCTATTCTTTCATGGGCCGACCCACCAAGAACGAGAATACTGGGAAGTGGGAGGGTAACCGATTCAGAAAGGAGTCCGTCGATATCGTCGCCAGTTGCCTAACCGAATGGGACGACGAGAGGTCCGCCGTGTTGATGGATAGCAGATCGCAAAAATCGGCAGCCTCTAAAGTAGTTAGAACGTGGGTTTTGTCCTTTATGTATGGATGCGTATTCGGCGCTATTGTAACATTATTATTGATCTGAGACATGGAAGGGTATATAGGTTTTGAAAATTACAAAGACAATAAATTACGGTTAGAAGTTGGGCGTGTTTACACACGACGCCCCGTAATTGGCGGCAAATTATCATTTTTCGATAATCCGCTGGATGTTTTAAGGTACTATCCGCCATGTGATAGCGGATACTCCCGAGTTGAAAGCCCGGACAATAAGGCAGATAAGCAGGGACGCCATGTAAATACATCGGAATTGCGTGTGATTGAGGATGTGGGGGTGGATGATATTGCCGAGGCCGCAGAAAAAATCATTAGGGAAGGTATAAACACATCTAAAAGCATCATAGCCGAAAAAAACAGATCGGTAGCCGTCACTACGAAAAAAGGCACCGAGGCGATGAACTCGGGCCAATTCGCAGCAGCGGTTAGCGCCGGGGACAAATCGGCCGCGACCTCACTAAATGACAAATCGGTATCGGTGAATGTCGGTAATTATTCGGTAACAGATAGCAGCGGCAAATATTCTGCATCCGTGAATACTGGGGAAAGGTCTGTGGCAAAAAGTAGCGGCGATAAATCACTGGTAGCATGTATGGGTCTTTGTTCTGTAGCAAAAAATAGCGGCGAAGAATCATTATCCGTTTGCACGGAACGTTTATCGGCAGCAATCAACAGAGGTAATTATTCTGTGTCGGCAGTTACTTCGTTAAGTTCCGAGGCGGTAAATACTGGACATAGCTCTGTCGCAGTCAATACGGGAGTGGGATCGCTGGCTATAAATTCCGGTTTATATTCAATAGCCGCGACCACCAGCGATCGTTCCGATGCAATAAACATAGCCCATAATTCTGCTGCGATAAGTACTGGAGAAAATACGTCAGCCAAAAATAAAGGGGCCGAATCGGCGGCCATTACTATCCGCGACAAGTCTATAGCAAAAAACAAGGGTGAATATTCTATCGCGGTGAGCATGGGAGAAGAGTCCGCGGCGATAGTATCAGGGGATCATTCTATCGCCATATCTGTAGGTGTCAGATCAATGGCTAAGGGAAAACTGGGATGCTGGCTTGTACTGGCTGAATACCGGTTCAGAGAATTAATAGATGTGAAAAGTGTGCAGGTAGACGGCGACCGCATTAAAGTAAACACTTTTTACAGGCTCAAGAACGGGGAATTTGTCGAATGCAAAGGAATGTAACATGACACAGAAAGAAATGATTTTGCAGGAATTGCAGCGCGGAGAAACGGTTACGATATTTTCGGCGGCCGAAATGTTCGGAGTTCATCGTCTGAGTGCTGTGGTACAGCGTCTTCGCCATGACGGGCACGCGGTGGTGTCGCGCATGCTGAAGCGAGGGCGTACGCGTATGGCGTGTTACGAGCTGTTCCGGTTCGACGATCTGGATATGTGCAAGATAGCGAATATGCTCGCGGAAAAAATAGAGTTGCGAAACGGGCGAGAGGGGACGTATACGATAGAATACGACGAGGAAGTAGAGGATATGTATATCGACGTCGAATTAAGCGTGTCCCCTTCGTGGGACAGGCATTTGCGGGGAGTGTGCATAAATAGCTGGAAAGTCCGGGCCAAATATATACCCACGCAAGACACATTTACCGACGGCCTCGGCTTTTCAGAGGAAAAACTAATGAAATACATAAAATTGATAATCGATGATACGGAAAGAGACATTTAAAACCAGAGCGGAATGGCTGGAGCGCAGGGAGAGCCGGCCGGTTCTCGGCAGCTCGGATTTCGGGATAATACTCGGCTTGAGTGAATACGTTACGCCCTTACAGTATTGGGAGCGCAAGACGAAGGGAAGCGATGAGATGAACGCGAATATGCACCGGGGGATATTCATGGAGGATGCGATTGCCAAATGGTTCGAGAGCGAGACGGGTTGCGAGATTATAAAACGCTCGGCATCGTACGATGTGTATACCAACGACGAGTTTCCGGATTTCGTGGAATGCTCGCCGGATCGGGAGGCATTCAAACAGGAATGGGAGGACCGTCCTATTGTGGAGATAAAAGATACGAAGCGAATAATAGACGATATGGACGCAGATAGCATTCCGAAAGAGTGGTATGCTCAGGTCCAGTTTCAAATGGCCGTGATGGGCCGAAAAAACGCCTTTCTGGTCATTTGCGACGGCCGAAAAGAGCTTAAATACGGACATTATACTTTCGATAAAGATTGGACGCTCACGAATATGCGCAAGGCGACCGACTGGTTTCATAAGCACATAATCGGGGGCGAACAACCGGAACCTACCACTGCGCAGGACATTCGGGAAACATACCCGGAGAGCAAAGAGGGTATCGTAAGGGTAGGGAAAGATATGTTTTCGAGGTACGAGCGTCTGGGGAAACTGAATAAGGCGATCAAGGTACTGGAGCGAGAAAAAAAGGAGATAGAGGGCGAGATAATCCTAAGATTCGGAGAGCAGGACAGCATGGAATACGAGGGAACCACTATCGCCACCTTTAAATCCTATTGCCGCAAAAAGCTGGATACGGAAATGCTGAGATTGAAATATCCGAACATAGTCAGCGAATGCACGGTAGAATCGAGTTACAGAATGCTGAAATTTAAATAGATATGGGCAAAATAGCTAATATGTACCTTGATTGGAACATCATGGTCGTTAACGGACATCGCATGGTCGATGAGTTGGTTGCTCGTAGGGCAATCGATATAGCCAAAGAGGAGTCTGAATTGCAGCAGGATGTCGTCCGAGGAGACGCCCCATCTGCCTCCACAGAGCTATGCGGCCTGCTGTGGGACACAGAGAATTTGGCCATCGGCGGTTACGAGAAGGACGGCCGCCATTACTACACATGGGATGAGGCGATGGAGGCCGCGAGGTCCGTAGGTAAGCGCTTGCCGACCCGGGAGGAATTGAAGGCATTATGCGATCTCGGTTCGACTTGGGACGACGAGCGCAAGGGCCGTTGGTTCGGGGGCAACCACGACTCGGACCACAAGGGCTCGTTATTCCTGCCTGCTGCGGGCCTGCGCAACAACAATAGCGGCGAGTTGGCCAACACGAGCTCCTGCGGCTACTATTGGTCCTCGTCGCCGTACTACGGAGGCGACAACAGCGCGGGCAACCTCTACTTAGGCCCGGGCAACGTCAGCCCGATACACTTCAGCAATCGCGCCTACGGCTTCAGCGTGCGTTGCGTGCGGGATAAATAATCGGAAACGAACTATGTAATAAATAACGGCTATGGAAACTGAAAAAGAATTGGCACGGGCCTCGATGGAAAGGTCGAGAGCTCCGTATATAGCCTCTCAATCGTTTTTGACGCAGCTAAAAAAAACGCTGTTCCACGAGGAAACCAAAAAGCGGTTCGAGATGATGTTGGGGGAGTACGCACCCTCTTTTATGCAGTCGATATTGTCGGCCACGACAAACAATAAGCTGCTGATGAAAGCCGATCCCACATCGATTATCCGGTCCTCTTTGGTTGCGGCGTATACGAATCTGTCGATAGATACCAATCTGGGACAGGCGGCATTGGTACCCTACGGCGGAGTCGCGCAGTTCCAGATAATGAAGAACGGATATGTGCAACTCGCCCACAGGACGGGCAACGTAGCGCGCATCAATGTGGCTAACGTGTACGAAGGGGACATCGAGGCAATAAATCCCTTTACGGGCGACATGCGATTCAATCTAAACAATCCGGACAGGTCGATACTGAACGGATTCGTCTCTTACCTGAAGCTGATGACCGGTGCGGATTTCTATCTGTACATGACGGTGGACGAATGCAAGGCTCACGGGGCAAAGTATTCCAAATCATTCTACAGGGAGAATGGATTGTGGCAAACGGATTTCGTAGCTATGGGGCAAAAGACGGTGTTGAAAAGCATTATTAAAAAGTGGTGCCCGATCAACCCGCAACAGCAACCCAAGATAACGGCGGCGCTGAAATTTGACCAATCCGTTCCCAGTTCCGAAGACATAGAGTCCTGCGATCCGATATATGTGGATGGAGTCGATGCCAAAGAGGCGGAGAAAAAGGAAGTAGACGAAATAGTAGCAAAAATTACGAATGAATGATGGAGGATGAGAAAGTTCTGATCCGGCTGAAAACTTACGCCATGATGTCCGGAATCACCTATAACGGCGTCAAGAAAAGAATAGCATTAGGAAAGATAAAAGCCGAAAATATAGATGGGGTGCTGTTTGTCGATATATCCAAATATCCCGTCCTGCCTTCGGCGAGAATACGGAAAAAACTGGATAAGGAATACTGACATGAAAGGAGAACCCAAAACAATAGACAAGTGCATAGGCAAATTCGATCAGTGGGCTAAGTGGAGTAAAAAAGACCCAATAAGAGAGATAGTGTTTTTAATTGCCGTTCATATTCTTGCCGTCTTATCTATCATATTGTCCCCCATAATCGCAATCATTATGGGCAACGCCTACGAAAAAGCATGTTGGGAGGAAGAAGAAAAAGAAAACGAAGAATATTTTGAAAGGTGGAGAAAAGAGGGAGAAGAAGAATACCTGAAATGGATAAGAGAAGGACGAAAGTAAAATGCGAGACATGCCGATTCGTCCAAGACGTGGAGCAGGGGATAGGGTATTGCCCTGTAATCAAGATGCTATCCCCGGTACATAACGAGAAAGTTTGCGTGCATCACGTGTGTCGTGATTGTCGTGATTTGATGTAGAAACGATGAAGTTCATAATTGCCAAATACTATGTTAACCCGATTGGAATGCCGGATGACGTAACGGAAGTATGGGAAATAATATATCCCCATTACCATAGCATTATAAGCGCGAGAGAGGGGCGGGAGATTATCCGGGAGAACGGATTGGTGTTAGCAGTGAGCAATCGGTATGGCAAGGTATGGGAGATACCTGGCAAGCCTTTAACGAAGATAAAAATTTAGGAGACATGATAAAGGGGGGATACATATTGCAGCCGCGCTGCATACAGGAGGGGAGCATGGCGCACAATCCGCCGGTAGACAGAGAACTGTGGCAATACTTTCTGCGAAGTGTAAACTACTATAAGCACGACCTTATGCCTCGGGGATCGGGGTTCTTCCGACTGGAGGACATACAGGAAGATTTGAGCTGGAAAGTCGGTTTCAGGAAGATGAAATACTCGAAATCTCAGCTCTCGAAATCCATCCGGCGGATGAGAGATGCAGGCGTCGCTACCGTTACGAAGGAAACGGGCGGAATGATTGTAACCATCTGTAAATACGATTATTATCAGGACCCGAATAACTACGAAGGAAATTCCTTTTATGAAGGAAACAATGGCGGGATAATGAAAGGTAGTGAAACGCCTGACACGAAGGAAACAGAAGATGTAAGCTTAAATGACTGTAGAACAGTAGGAATAGAGGGGGTGTGCGAAGATCGAAGGAAACGGTATGTCGAGCATGAAGGAAACGCGAAGGCAACAACGAAAGATGACCAATATATAAAGAATTATAAGAAAGAAAAGAATAATACACACACACAGTATAAACTGAAAAATATACAGAACACCTCGTGCGCGCGCGAGGAAGGCGAGGACGGCATGGAGAGATGGGCGGAGTCGTCGAAAAAACTGATCGTGAAAAACGTGAGAGAGTGGATAGCCCAGTATACGCCCTCGGTGGCGCTCATGGAGTTTCCGTTGACAGACCGTCAGATACTGGGGATTTTCGATCGCATGACTCCGGACGATTTGAAGCGGCTACTTATAGCCATGTGCAACAAGGGGGCCACAAAACGAAATAGAAGCGCCTATTTTACGCTTTTGGCATTCGAGGGTAGGGATTATATCATCAAACAGAGAAAATTGAAAATTGCCACCAAAGAAGGCCGAATACGAGGGTTTTTGGAAGTGGAATGAAACTGAAAAACGATTGAGCCATGAAAAGCGAAAGAGCGGAGGCATACATCAATGCCAATGAGATGGATGCCGCATATTTGGTAGATAAGGATGGTTGCGGATGGGCAGTAATTGGTATTCATCAAGCTCGCAAAGCTGTCGAAATAGCCGAGCAGGAGGCAGAAGAAAGGGTATATGAAGAATTGAGACGATTATGGAAACATTACGTGAAGTAGCCGAGGCACTGTGCCCGATTCGTTTGGGTGAGGATTACGATAAGACCATCTACAACATGATAGATGAAGCTTGCCACAATGAATGGATAGACGGGTTCATTACCGGCGCTCAATGGAGGGAGGATAATCCGGTTGCGGCCGATTCTGCGTCCGATCCCGAGTCCGACTCCATCGAGCTTTGCGGCCTGTTGTGGGATACGGAGAATTTGGCCATCGGTGGTTACGAGAAGGACGGCCATCATTACTACACATGGCATGAAGCAATGGAGGCCGCGAGGTCCGTTGGGAAGCGCTTGCCCACTCAGTATGAATGGGTGGCATTATGCGATTTAGGCTCGACTTGGGACGATGAGCTCAAGGGCCGTTGGTTTGGGGGCAACCACGACTCGGACCACAAGGGCTCGCTATTCCTACCTATTGCGGGCCTCAGCTCTTCTAAGGGCCTCGGCTATCGCACAAAGATGATCGGTACGAGTACCAGCGGCTACTATTGGTCCTCGTCGCCGGGCTACGGAAGCAGCAACTACGCGGTCAACCTCTACTTCCGCTCGGGCTTCGTCTACCCGCTGAACTACTTCAATCGCGCCAACGGCTTCAGCGTGCGGTGCGTGCGGGATAAATGACCGCCTCACCCTCCAGTTATTAAGTAATTCTTAACAACTGAACCTTTAAAAAACATTAAACACTTTAAAGAATGAGCTATGAAAAACAAAATTAACATTGAAATCACACAAGACGGCTGGACGACAGACATTCTGTTTAATGGCAAAAAGTATAGGGAACGCCACGAACGTATACCGACTGGTTCTGAATGTGTTGAAGGTGATTTTGAATCGGAAGAAGAATTGCCGGATGATATCATAGGTGCTGTTGGTGGATTTTTCTGTTTCGATTGCATGATGGCGCTTAGGCGTAATGAACTATGAAAATGATCCCTGATGCAGACATAGTTTGGGATAAAAGAGAACAATCCCGCATCGAGGCCCAAATCAAAAAGCAGCAAGAGTTGAAGCTGATCGGAAGCATGAAGAAGGTACCGGGGCACACTCTGTTCTCTTTCAACTACAAAACAGGCGAGATCAAGCCGGCCGACGTGATTCGGGAGTGTGCGATGGGCTTTGACGGATTGCCGGTCTACAAGGAGAGAATAGTGGTGGAGAAGGATTGCTACTACGAACAGGCGCTGAATGTCAAGAATTTTGTAAAACGATTGAAAAGAAAGAGCTATGAAAACACTTGAGTTGAAAGATATTTGCGGCTATATGCCGTACGGGCTAATGCAAAAGCATTATAAAAATGTTTGTCCTTTTGCCGTTGAGATTAAGTCACATATAGGTGGATATGTGTTTCTCAAAATACCTCCCAAACATGGAAAGCCTCTTCTTCGCCCGATGTCCGACCTAACCAAAGAGATCACCCACGAAGGGGAAAGGTTTGTGCCGACTTTAGCATTAGATAAATTAAATTGTTTCCCTGTATCTGATACAGAGAAGGCGTTAAGGTACTACGACAAGCTCAATGAATGGATGTTCGACTACCGGAACCTGATCTACGCCGGACTGGCAATCGACGTGAATACCTTACCTGAAAATCCTTATGAATGATGAAAACACCAGAAGAAGCAGCCCGAGAGTATGCCAGCGACAATGGATTTATGCATGATGAATGGCGCGATATATACAACGCTTTCCTTGCCGGCTATAAAGTGGGCGAAGCCCCAAAATGGATCAGCGTAGAGGATAAATTGCCGGTAGTTGGTAAAAATGGGATTAGCGATACGGTTCTTGTGTTTGATGGTAGCTACCACTGTGCATCATATTGCAAAAATAAATATTATCCACAGGGGGCATGGTTTGATCCAGCGATGGATTTACCGATAGATGTCACCCACTGGCGACTCATAGAACTATTAAAAACTCAAGAATATGAAACGGATAATCAGACACGGCGAGCAATACGCTAATGCCATCTTTTTGAGAGAATGCTGCAATTGTGGCTGCCAGTTCGAGTATGAACGGAAAGACGTAGAAAAAACCTATTACGATCAGAGGTACGATATGGAATTCTGGTACATGTCCTGCCCGGAATGCGATGATGTAACGGGATTCGAGAAACCAGAACCGATAAGACACGAACAGTCGGAAGACGAAAAATAGTAAGAATCATGCGCGAAATACTTTTCAGAGGGAAATGCTTATTCACTGGCGAGTGGGTATATGGATCATATCTCCCTGACACAGATACACTTGATGAAAACACTGCTTACATTTTAACCTACGAACTTAACGATCCCGACTATGTATATGAAAAAGTCGATTTGGACACCGTCGGTCAGTACACGGGTTTGAAAGACAAGAATGGAGAGAAGATTTTCGAGGGGGACATTGTAAAATGGGATGACCAGTCAAGTGGTAGATATTGGCGATTTGCTGTTGTGAGAATTGATCCGGATATTCAATTCGATTGCTCTCCGATTGATTGTATCAATGGCGTGTTCAATTCAAGTAGATATAATTTCAGATACGAATGTTTCGCATATAAAGATACGGATAACTATTTATCTGTCATCGGCAACATCCACGATAATGCGGACCTGATAAAAATAGACGAAATATGAAAAAGATGATGTTTAACGACCGTTACGGCCTGACGCAGGCGGTTATCAGTGGTCGAAAGACGGTGACAAGGCGGATTGTTGATCCGCAGGGTAAGTACGAAGAACTACGGTGGTGGCAGCCATGTCTTGAGTTTGAAGAATGTCTGTATGGCTATACCGAGAATGAAGGTTGGGAGGTAATTGAACCAAGATACAATGTTGGAGAGATCGTAGCCGTGGCTCAAAGATATGATAGCTTCTTGCACCCCAACAATGGAGTGATTGAGCACGATTATCAGACCACCGCACTTGCGTCAAAAGGTTGGGATAACAAAATGTTTGTTAAGGCTGATCTGATGCCCCACCAAATACAGATTAGAGACCTTCGGATTGAGCGGTTGCAGGATATTTCGGACGATTACTTTAAGGAAGGGATAACATTCTTAGTATCGGCTGATGATGGCCGTATACAATGGGGATATGCAGATGAACATTTACGATATTACATGTTCGACTCACCCCGCGAAGCTTTTGCCTCGCTGATCGACAAGGTTTCCGGGAGAGGTACATGGGATCGTAATCCTTTTGTTTGGCGCATCGAGTTTCAACTGGTGAAATAATACAAAGCATTGGGACGATGACGATACCGGAATAATTCCGTATATTTAGCAATGCGAAAGAATTGTGGCACACTTTTATAAGGAAGGTAATCATTAAATTAAAACGCAGAGACATGAAAACGATTCTAATGATTGCATTGATGTGGCTGGCAGCGCCGCCGACCACACAAAAACAGACCATTTATAAGGACGGCAGAAATGTCGGACGGGTGGAAATGGAACGGGACAATATCCGTGTGTACGACGAGCAGGGACGGCTGAAAATGAGAGGAAAGAAGCAAAAAGGGGTTATCAAGCTATACGATAAGAACGGTAAGTACATAGGTCAGATAAAAGACAGTGACCTGTCATTTTGAGTTGTGATTTGATGTAGAAACGATGAATTCATGGATAACGAGGATAAAATAACAATTCTATGCGAGTTACGGACAGACTTGGTCCCTGACCGGTGTATTCGGGAATTCGCCCGGAGGGATGGAGGAAACGGAATGAGTATCAAATTCTTTCTGACATCCTTGAGGGGAAGGAAAAACGGCAATGATTATGGACTGAAGATACAGACCGAGGATAATCAGACGATTTGGGTGGGAACCGGACGGCTGATTTTTAAGAATGGGAAAAAAATGATTTGATTGAAAATGGAGAAAGAATTAGACACGATACTTGCTACAATGCAGGTAACCAAGTCCAATGTGAAAGGAAGGCATTGGATGGTGACAGGGCACGAATACGAGGCTCTGCACAAAATGTTCGATAAGATATACAAGGTACTCGACGACGGGACGGATAAGGTGGGCGAGATATTCCGCCAGCTCAGAATGATTCCTCCGTTCAGCATGGGGTTGTGTATTTCTGAATCCAAAGTGGAAGACGAGAAATTAATCATGCCGACATGGGACATGGTAGCAAAAACACGCGATGAGATAGACAAAATCATCGCGCTCGTCCATGAAGGATGCTATGCCGATAAATTCGACCCGACTACCGAGAACGATCTGCTCAATATCACAAGCCAGTTGAGATTTTGGGTGATGCACCTGAACTCACTGTTGGGTGACATGAAAGGAAGCTCATCTATATAATTTCATGGTACGGTGAGGTTCTTAATGTCGAAATAAACGAATTCCTCACCTTTTTGTGTCTTGACTTTTTCGACAACGGCCCTGAAAATGTCCTTGTCGTTGAATCCGTACCTTTTCTGCAATATATCCTGAAAGGGCTTGATCGGATTGTCCCAGTCGGCCAAAGAAGTGGATAGCCCGAATACATAGTGTACTTCGTATGGAGGTTCGGGCAGCGATATGTCGGGCAGCTTCAATAGGCACTCCGTCGTATAGGCATCATACATGGAGGTGCGGAATCTCTTACCCTGCCATGCTCGGTTTACGGTCAGCGGTTTAACGAATATTTTCGGCATATCAGAATGTGATAAAAGAGTAACTGATTCCGGCTCCTATATAAGGCTTTACCCCTTGAGGCGTGAGGGCATACCCGGCGCTCACGCCGATTCCCCAGCGCTTGGGCTTGCCGGGAACCTCGACCCGCTGGACGACCGTATTCGTCACGGTCTGCGTTTTTCGGAAAATATCGAGCGTATCGAGCGACGCGCGGAAGCCGGACACGACGGCTCGGTAATCCTCGCCTTCGTATACTTTCCGGGAAATCGGGACCAGTACCGGGACTTCCACCGTATCGCCCGGAACTTTCAGCAACACCGTATCGACACGGGTCAGGTAGCGGACTTTGGGCACGAGGACAGTTTCCCGGACCGTGTCGCGCACGACCACCGTGTCCTTCCGGTGGATCTTGACGATCTCCGGCTTCACACTCCGTCGCCCCAGCAGAAATGCGGCTGCAATCAGGGCTAAAGCTATAACAACGTTTTTCATGTTTCCGTAAAATAAAAATGCCCAAACCTATCCGCCCGGGCATAAAAAAGGCGGTAACTCCGAATATTGGAATTACCGCTTTCTACATCAAATCACAACCTATAGATTATATTGCTCAATAGTGCATGGGTCAGTCGTCGGAGAAGATTTTAGCAACATTCGTATTTTATCGATGTCGTCAACGTCTAAACAGTCTATATACTCAGCTTTATTAGCTATTCGCTGCTTTTCTATCTCCCGCAACTTATAGCAATCGACATATCGATATTTTCCGTTTAAAAAAGCATATTTATCAGGATATATGCAATGTTGATAGGGGGCAATTTCATGTGCAAAATTCATATTAATATCGGTATTAATAATCGCTGCACCTATATAATTACCTTCGGAATCAATACCTGCAATGACAAAATATTTTGTACGATCAACGGCACTTTCCCCTTTCGGTGTAATCCCATCTTTAGGGTAAAAGACCATTTTGAATACACTTCCTACTCGTATGGCGGCATTTTTTAATGCTTCTATTTCTTTTAATTGCATTTGCCGTCTATCATTTCATCCAACCCTATTGAGTATGATAGATACTCCATTATCTCCTTTGATGCTCCATTCTCACGAGCAATATTGAGTTCGTCCATTCTATGGGATACTTCATTATTGTATGCTCGTGCCCATTCCCCGCCGTGCGTCTTTTCCATAAGAGTATCGAAGTCCATTTTAGATACTTCACTGATAGCTGCATCTAAACATTCGACATTCGATTTTGACAGGCAATTCATATCTGGCGCTTCCAAAGCGGAGAAATTCTCGTCTTGGCATTCGATTACGGCCGAAACTCGTCCAAGTACACGATCATCGCAAAATTTATATGGAGAACTGTCCCCACGCGCTACTTTCAGAATATTGTACACCAGCGACGGAACCGGCCCAAACTGCAATGCTACAATACTGTCGTTAAACATGGGTATGCCATACTTCACAAGATGGTTCTTTTGCGCGAAAAAAGCCGTCTTAACGATATGATATACATCTCGGCTATTCTTCGGCATACGGCTCAAAATGTAAAGCAAGACTGCCTTCAATCTGCGTATATCCGACTCTCGCATAAGATTGTTTATGTAGGTTGCACAGAATAAATATAATGCAAATATGGAAAACTCACTTCCTAATTGCAAATTTACCGCAAAAATAGTACAACGACGTTCTCAAATTTCCGTCCGAACTAATATTTGAACCGGGATACAATTTGTACCCCAGATCAAATAACAACGCTAAGTCCATCCGGAAATGCTGGGAATATCAGAATACCTATTGTATTCTTGTTCTTGTGTTTCATCTTTGTTGCATAAATGAACAATAAACAGAAACACAATGATAATCCCCGCTACCTTAATAAAGGTATTGATTTCTGAATTTTCTCCCATGATTCCCTATTTTTAAGTTTATGGCATCACAACGTCCTCGCATTGGTCAAAGTATATGACTAAACCGTCTACCGTTAGTCCTGTGCAAATTCCAATAACAGTTATTTTATCTCCTTCGGAGTATTTTAATAGCCTATTACTGTCTTTGAATACGCATTTTATCACAGGGGCGAAGATTTCGGGGCTTTTAATTAAAACATACGGATTTCCCGCTATGTCACTACTCCTAATATCTGCAACGATCCCTGCAACGCGGAGCAAATCGCCTTTATACAGTTCATCAGCCCGCATTTCGTTCGCGTCGTAAGCTGAAATCAATTTGTTTATAGGTACCACGGTATAGGCTGAAGAGATATATTCTTTTTTGTCTTCGGAAAGAAAAGTATCTTGGTATGCCATTGCTATAATCCCAATGGAAAACATTAGCATCCAAATTCCAAAAAAGCCCAATACACACAGGCATATGATAGAGATTATCCTATTCCGTAATTTTGAACCTTCCATGATTTCCTATCTGTCTCAACCCAAAACTTATTCCTTCTTGACCTCCACCACCTTCGTCAAAGTGGAATCCAAAACGAATACCTCGTCATAAACCACCACATTGTCCGTGTTCTTCTTGGCCCTGTACTTGTGTCGGATCGTGTAGCCGGTGAGGTGGGGGATGTAATTATTGTAAATACTGTCCGCTTTGTCTTTATATGCTTTCTCTATTTTACAAACGCGGTCTAACTCATTTTGGAGTTGCATGGCGTAAGATACATTCGTTCCCAAGTTTAATATTTCTTCTTCAAGTTTCTGCTTCCACACGTTAGCCTTCATAATCTCGGTTATATAACCAATATAAAGAAGATCGTCGTCCACTGCGGATGAATAAATTGTATCCAACTTCCCCCATTCGAGAGGCTTGTACCGACGGATATTGTCGGGATTGTATTTTAGGTATTCCATAACAATTTGCTGTTCCTTAGGGGCTTCTGAACAGAAGACAAAAAAGAAAAGAAGAAAAAAATACAACAGCTTTTTCATACGTTGAATGTTCTTTAGGGGGTGAGAGTTGGGCTTTTGACATATAAAGTACGTGGGCTCAACCTATCGGTAAAGAGGTACGACCAAGCACCTTGCCCCAAATAAGTAAAGCCCACGTAGACCGCAGGCATTAACTTATTGTTTCTTGGGGCTAAATAAAATTGGTCGTTTTCTTTACCCAAAACAATAGCTAACGCCATTCATATGTCGATACAAACATAGGAAATTTTATCTCACGCCCTGTTTTTATATATTTATGGAATCAGGCGGAGTATAACTCAAACTTATAATTTCCAGGCATTTGTTGGTGGAGTACACAAGATATTATGAACCGGGGGGCACAATGATCCCCCCGGTTCTCGGCAATTGCAATGTGTAAATTTTACACATTGCTCAGATCGGTAATTCCAATATGTCAAAGAACCGCTGCGAATGTCTACATCATGTCGCGCCACGCCTCGGGCTTTCGGTTGTAGAGGTAGTTCAAATCCCGTTCATGGGTTTTGGCCTCTATTTCGAAAGGATTCCCCTTGTAGCCGTGGCATATCCATTGCCAGATATATCGGCAGTAATACAGGAAATATCCATGACAGTCTTTGGCTTGGGCCGCATGGATCGATTCGTGATTGACGGTAACGGCGCTCAGGGGCTTGAACTTTTTGCGCGCGAATATGACCCCGAACAGCATCATGGCCTTATATCCGCGAAACGGGATCAGGGAGTTGTAGATGATTTTCATTTCCGAATCGTGATGTAAATATCTTCGCCCCGGGAGTCGGCCTCGTCGAGAATGTCAAGCAGGCGGAACAGGGTAGCCCGGGAGTTGATGACCTGTCCTTTTACCTTGTTCTCTCCGACCAAGATACAACCTTCCGTGTCGGCCGGCGTGTTCCCCGAATGAATGAGTATTCCTTCAAAGTGAGGTACATCCAGCAGCAGGGGGACATTGCGGTCTCCGTATCGAGGCGAGAACTTGGGCGACTGGGTCATGGCGATCCGATAGCGACCGTAAGGGATAGCCGTCTTGCCGTATATCTTGACTTCCTGACCGTCGAATACGCCATTGGCGTTGGCATCCCGGTCGGTATCTTCCAGCGTATCGCACTCGAAGGATGCCGACGGGATGCTTAAACGCCCGATGATATAAGTGGGCGCGAAATAGATTCGCCTCAGAGATAGAAGCATGGTTATTTCAGAATACCGGCGGTTTTCAGAGCGTTTGCCAGCAGGACCAGGTTCGCCTGCACGCCTTCGGCCGTGTCCGATGCTCCCCATGTGGGCGTGGTTTGCGGTGTAACCAGTTTGGCGGTAACGTCCGATGCGAGTTTTGCCAGAGTAACTTTTGCGCTCCCGATAGTCGGGTTAGGATAGGTCCCGGTCAAATCGCCGCCAGCAGCGCCGGACGGAGGCAGGGAGCTCGGAACATCCGGAATAACCCCGTCAGCCAGCTTTGCAGCGGTCACGGCTCTGTCGGCGATCTTTGCGGTCGTTACTTTCGCTGCACCGATAGTCGGGTTAGGATAGGTCCCGGTCAAATCGCCGCCGGCAGCGCCGCTCGGAGTTGCGCCGCCCCCTTCGATGGACTCGAAGTTTTCGTTGATTTTGTTGGCCATCCTGTCGATGATCGGGATAGGAGGCAGATCGGATTTGGTGATTTTCTTAACCATAGCAATAAAGTTTAATTAGTGTGAGAGCCAATATATCTGGGCAAAATGTACTGAATGTTTCTTGAGATTACGTGCAATTTGCTTCTGAGAAAAGATTCTGAGATGCTGGAATCTTTTCTCAGTTCGCAAACAATAGAGCCGACCCAGTCGTGCTGGTTGTCGCTCATACGGTATATCCCTAATATGGAACTGCCGTGAGAGGAAAAGAGCGAACGGGCATACATATCGTCCATTTGCGTCTCGATGTCGGATATGTGGATGTACAGATTCCGGTTCAGGTCCGCACAGAATTTAGGCATGTCCGACATGCTTATGTCATGGATATATTGTTTCATCCCGTCGATGCCTTTACGCTTCACCTCGAAGTAGATCGAAACGTAAGCCTCGTTGCCCAGCGGGTGAGGCTGGATGATATATACTCTGTCGGCATCCAGCGTGTACAGTATGTCCCACAGTTCGCCGAACACGATTGCCGAATTGTCTACCCGACGCAGGGAAGTTTCCGACATATCCTGCTTTATCTGGGATATTTTTAGGTCGGTCATCTTGTCCCGTCGGTACTGGTTGTATTTGAACCATGCGGTTATGATGGTGCCGATGGCCGCTATGATCGCTGCGATGTATTCCATTGTGCTGATTGTTATACCACTTTGCCGTAGGTTATCTCTACCAAATAATCGACTTGTTCCTGAACTGATGCCGAACCGCCTGTGAAATTGGCCATAACTTGGTATATCGATGACGGATTGACATAGGTAAAAAATGCATAGTTATTATTACTTTGGCTGTTAACGGGTACGATAGCCAAAGTCGCTTTGGTGGAATAGTTCGTGAACTTAGCGTACCCGCGAAAAGCGATAGGCGCATATTGGGAGTACGTTCCCGGGAATTGAGTCGAGGCATAGTTGTCCAGTACAACAGTCGCAGGCCCTAATTTATTGGTATACGATCCTTTGACGAGCTTCTTGACAACGGGAGCATCGTTGAAATGTGTCGCGTCTAATTGTTGTTCAAAATAGACGTTCTGTCCGAAATCGCCGTTTTCCGCAAAGCAAACCCAAGGGGAAAAGGTAGAAGCTGAACCAGTATTAGAAGTGCGATAAAAGGATGGGCCGGCTTTGGATGACGACGGGAAGGCCGTAACAAATTGTACAAATTTATTTGTAAGATCAATTTGTAATCCGCCACCCGGATCAACAGTCGGAGCGTTTGTAGAAGACTGAGGAAAGGTGAAAAAGCACGTACCTTCTGTAATAATCGTATTCAGGTTAGTGGTATTAACTTTCTTCGTACTTCCATTCTCCACAGCCGAATCGACATACCCTTTTGTCGCTGGGTTGTATTCCCCGGTCGGTACGTAGACCGTTGTATTTTCTTTCGACAAATAATCGGCTGGATTGAAGTTGCCGGAATCCCAAATGGTATATTCTATTCCTCCCGTATTCCTTTTTATAGCTGCCGTAGAAATGAGCAATACTTCGTATATGTTGGCTCCAATTATCGTCCGAAGGCTTTCGCTGTCACCAAAAGCAAAACGCCCGATAATATTTCGTCCATCTTCAATCAATCTTTTTCCTCCAGCCAATCCCACATCTCCCGTTATGGTCTTACCCCCCGAAAGCGGCAGGTAATCATCCGGATTGAAATCATTGGATTTCCATACTTTAAGCCAGTCGCTCCAAGATTCCAGACTTTGCCGGAAACGGACAAAAACGGACGGATTGACATTGCCCGCAGAATATCCTAAGGCCAACTGTATCCAATTTCCTGATCTCCCGGTTCCTTCGACGACAATGACGCTGCCGTAAGAAGTAGGCGTGTTCTGCGTAGTTGCATCGTAGGTATAGAATCCGTAAGTCGTGGCGTTATTCAAGTTAGCAATAGCACCCCGATTCGCGATATACTGATCTGCCAGTTTTTCGGCTGTCACGGCACCGTCGGCGATTTTTGCGGTGGTCACTTTCCCTGCACCGATAGTCGGGTTAGGGTAGCTTCCGGTCAAATCGCCGCCAGCAGCGCCGGACGGAGGCAGGGAGCTCGGAACATCCGGAATAACTCCTTCTGCGATCTTTTCGGCTGTCACGGCACCGTCGGCGATCATATCGGTAGTTATGGGCGGAATACCTTGCGCGGCATTCTTGAGCTCGGCGACATAGTCGTCGGTCAGAGGCTCCGGGGTAATCAGGTCGTCGCCCGTGGATGTGCTGTTGGCGATAAACGTATATTCGACATACGCATTGAACGTGGAGCCGTTCTCCAATATGCGAGGCGTGGTCTGCTGAACGACCGAGTGCAGATAGGTATTGGCCGGAATGACATCCCCCGCAGCATAGGAATATAGCTGCTTGTTATGGAGTACGATGCCGGGAGTATATCCGCCTTCCGTTTTGTCGAAGCCGTAGATAATGGCCGTAGTCTTTCCGAACATATTGATCGCGGCTTTGAGCTCGACTATGTTCTGAGACAGAACGGCCAGATCGGTAATGAACACGGGGTTGCCGATATTTTCGGCGTATTGCATTTCGCGTATGGGTTTCAGAGCCATGATGGGTAGGTTTATATGTAGTCGAACTTCATTACGATATGGTAGGTGAACGTGGCCTGCCGGCCTGAAGAGGTGGTTATGTTCATGTATAGCTTGTCGTTCTTCTCATACGTGTAGGCCGTAATCTCCATATTGGTCTCGCCCACATACTTGGACATTCCGCCGGTGAGTGGGATTTCCATGCCGATAATAGTGCCGGCTCCCGACGCGTTATCCTCATATTGGCCGGTCAAATATCCTTCTATGCCGATCAGATGCTTCCCGATCATGTCGTCCACGAGTTCGACGGTACCCAAAGTAGTTACGTTGAAAGCCGCGGCCGACTTATACTGGTAAAAGACAGGTCTGCCGTTGAATTTTCGGGTAAGAGACTGGGTGGGAGAAGCGAAATTGTTCGGGAAAAATTCTGCGACGCATTGCCATGTACTCCAGCCGCCCGAGGGATAGCCGCGCATATTTCTGATAAACAAAGGCGGGGTGGTGGTAGCCCACGAGGCTCCGGAGGGCCAACTTACCGGCATGGCGATTTGGGTAACACCCGAAGGGGTTACGTCGAAACTGTTTGAAAAGGTAATACCGACAAAGTCACAGGTGGACAGCGGAGGCGTATTCTCCGAGCCGGAAGGAGCATAGAATAAGCGGTTATGTAGAGCGCTGTTGCAGTCGCTCACTTTGGTAATCATCCCGTTCAGAATATCTCCCGGCACATCGGGGTCCAATTTCTCCGAGGTCACGGCCTCGTCGGCAATCTTGTCGGTTGTCACTTTCCCGGTGCCGATAGTCGGGTTGGGATAAGTCCCGGTCAGATCGCCGCCGGCAGGACCGGTTGGCGGGGTAGCTCCCGGGATAACGCCGTCGGCTAATTTGGCCGATGTAACCGATTTGTCCTTGAGCATGTCGGTTGCGATCATCTGAGGGCCGATAGGAGCGCTTTTGAGCTTCATCACATAGTCGTCGGTCAGTGGCTCCGAGGTAATCAGATCGTCGCCCGTGTCCACATCGTTGGCGACAAATTCGTAGCGCTTGAAGGCGTTATATATTACGCCGTTTTCAGCCACTCGTTCTCCGTACAGTATTTCCCGGCTGTGCAGGTACGATCCGGCGGGGATGCTCTCACCGGGGTAGGAGTACATGACACCTTTATATAATATGATACCGGGAGTATACGAGCCGTCCTCGTTCTTGTCGAAGCCGTGCAGTATGGCGATATTCTGGCCGAACAGATTGATCGCGGCTTTCAGGTAGTTTATCTGACGCGGCAGATTGGACAGGTCCGTGATGAACACGGGATTGCCCGTGCCGTCCTGAAATAGCATATCGTAAATGGGGTCGAGTGCCATGTCAATATGTTTTAATGGTGTATTTGATTCCGTATATTATGAGCGAGTTAAGCGTTGCGAGGAAGTCCCACCACACATCGGACATGGGCGCGTCGTTCGTTTGGATGGTCCCGTCCGACAGATTCTGGAAGTACATCTGGCCGTTGCCTACGAGTCCGAATCCCTGCGTCGTGCCGTATATGGTATGGTAGGAGCCTTTCTCTATTCCCTCTATTCCCTCTATTTCCTGCATGCTCCACGTGTTTCCGTTGTCTTTGCTGACGAACATAGAGCGGTAGAAGGGAAATGTGCGGAACGACCCGTCCTGCGGAACGTAGGTAACGGACTTGCATACGTATTCCGGCAGAATGGGAGAGGACGAGGCGACAGGATCGTAGTCGGGGGATGCCGCATAGGCCGATCCCTTGCCGACGAATACGAGACGAGTCCCCGTAGAATCGGCTGCGCAATCGTAATACAGTCCATAGGGGAGCGATTTGACGGACGAGTTGACGATTTGGTAGTTATTGTCAAGCTCGACGAGCTCCATTTGGGAATCGTTCATAAAAACGAATCCGTCTTTGTACGGGCACAGCGATGTATAGGATGAGCCGATTCCTTCGAGCGGTTTCCAAGTTTGAGTCCCGTTCAGAAGGTCCAGATACATCGCCATCGGTTGCAGCCCGTCTCCAATGGCAATGGCGTAGTGGTTGTCTATCGACACATTCGACAGGTAGCTGCCGACGACTTTCGTGTAGTCCCCTTCCGGAAAATCGACCGCCTTCCATGTCTCGCCCATATCGAAGGATATGGCTGAAATGCCGTCTCCTACGGCGATAATGGGCCGGGTTTGGTCCGATCCTTTGATTGAGTAGGTAATACTCTTGTAGAGCGCCGTATCGCTCGCGTTGTTGGGCAGAACGACCGTTTTATAGGATAGCCAGTTGTTATTGGTTATGTAGGCGGTCTTGTCGCTTATGGCGATAGTAGGTCCTCCCGGGACGGATACGGCGTTATAGATGACAGCTCCGCTGTACTGAAGCTCGACGGGAACGCTGACGATAGTCTCGTTGGACGTAGCGCCCTGAAATCCCCAGTAGACCGGGGCGTTTTCGCTTCCTTCGGTATACAGGTACACTTGTTTCGACTCGTCGTCGGGGTACGAATCGTACAGGTACATCTGGTTCAGGCTCGAATTGGAGATGATGATCTCTCCGTATTGCCCGAAAAGATGATTGAGGACATTGGAAACGTTGCTGATGTTCGGCTCGCACGATGCGATCATGTAATACTTCCGCCTCAGCGCGTCGTATTCGTTCCATTTGGGTTGCAGCGGATAAAGGCATGCCAGCAGGAACTTGTACGTCTGATTGAGGGCCGGCAGCGTCTTTTCGTCCCCGTATGTGACGGCATAATTGGGCCGGAGTATCTGATAAATCAGATTGGGTATATCGACAGCTCTGAATTTCATACTACACCGATTCAAAGATGGTTATGGGACTATCCGCCGTAAAGTCGGAAATATTGTCGTTGAAATTGAAATATCCGGCGTACAGGTAGATGATTCCCTGATAGGGGTTGGATGCCACGTCGTCCGGAACATACGGGACGTACTTGCCCTCGCCTTCGGATGTGTCCCACCGGTTGATGGTAACGCCGTCGAAAAAGGCGTCCCTTACGCCCGTAATATCCTTGATGGCCGACTCGATGTCATTGATATAAAGAGCCGAGCGATTGAGGCGCTGCATCTGGAACTGGTCGAGCAGCGCTTTGATGTTATCCTGAATGGCTATCAGGTTGTAGTCGCGCGAGTATCTGACGTACAGGTGAGCGCAGTCGAACCGGTCGGGGACCTGACTAAACACAGTCACAGCGATACCCACCGGCTCCCAGTTTTTCATGTAGCCTTTGAATGCGTCGAGTTGCTGCGTCGTGAGCGGAATCAGGTTGTTGTCCGAATCCGTCGTGGCTACTTTCAGATATATTTCCCCGTTATCCGGGACGGATGTATACACCTGCTTGATAATCTGTTTGCTGGTGTCTATCTCGGCATATCCCATCGCTAATGTTTCGTCGTTCACTACGACCAAATCGTCGCCCTCCTGATAGGCAAGCGCCTTGTCGATGTAGTATTGCTGGCCCATGACGCGCAGCGAGCGGGCGGCCGTCTCTATGATGGTATTCGAGCGGCCGATCTCTCCGGTCAGGATGTCGATGATCGTGGAGAATACGTCTACGAACCGGGTCCAGATTGCCGAGGCGCTGGAGTTGAGATTCGGCAGGATATTGGCCAGATAGGCTTTTATCTGATTAGCTGTTTGACTTGCCATTTTGGGTCATTGTATTTACGAGGTTATTGATCTGATTTTGCAAATCTTCTTCCGACAGGCGGGTGGAATAGAACGGATATTGACCGGCCCACAATACGCAGGCATTGTTGACGATAGGTATGCCCGTTATGTCGAGTTGAGTCCCGAAAGGTATTTCGGCGGTATAGCTTTCTATGTCGTTTAGCTCCATGAGCTTGTCGAGCACGACGATAGACCCCGATACGTTGTAGCATATATCGTAGATAGTCTGGAATGCCTGAACCTGATAGGATGCCATAGCTTGTTATTCGTTATAGATGACCGATCCGTCCGTGGAGAATATATTTTGCCAGCCCGAGCGGATCGTTTTCTCGTCTACGTATTTGGCCCCGTCTTCATATATCTGCCCGATCCCTTCGGTAAGGAGCAGATCGAAGTCCCCCGGTGCCAGATTGGGATATAGCTCGTCGAGGGCCACGCCGATGTGCGCCTTCGTGATGTTCACGGCACGCTTGATAAGGATCAGAGCGCCGTTTTGGTTCGAGCACCGATCCGTCATGGCGAAATCGCCGTCGGCGATGACAATGTCGTTTACCTTAGTGTCCCATCGTATGTCTTTCATTGTACTATGTCTTCGTTTTGGTATTCATCGTCGGAGAATTGAGAGAAGGAGCCCGTGAATCCGGGAGTAGGGGAGCTTGTCGGTCCGCCTCCGGATGGGGCTGTATGCGTGTGGGAGTTGACGAACTCTTTCAGGCTGTCTATTTCCCCCACCAGTTTGTTCAGCCGGGCAGTCAGTTCTCCGATAACCACCGTAGGGCCTTTTTCCCCTCCGTTCAGGGTGACGAGCGGATTTTCTCCCGAGGAATCCAGCGCGACGGAAGCCGATCCGACGGTCAGGGACAATAACCCGTTCCGCATTTCCATACCGGCATCCCCTCTTTGGGCCTCGATGCTGGATACGTCGATCGTGATGACATCCGTCGCTCCTTCGTTCCCGAAATTGTATTTGACGACAATCTTGTCGAGATGGGTAAAGGAAACGATGAACGGGAGCTCCGGCCGGTTCTCCACGAATCCGAGCACCACCGTAGAGCCGACGGTGGGGATAAAAAGAATGCCATTGTCCCCATTCACGACAATGTCAAGACTTATGTCGCTGATCGTATTGTCATTGTCTACAATGGCATTCAGGGTTCTGTTATCCTCGTCTACGCTGTCGACGGTAGCATACACGAGGGATACCGATTCGGCCAGCATGAATCGACGGTCGAGCAGTCGCCCTATTTCTGCGACGCGGGCTGAAAAGGTCTCGTTACGCTTTCTCATAGTAGAACATTTCGTTGGTAACGCTCAGGACATTATGGTAGCCTGAGTCGTCGCAGTTCAGTTCCGTCCCGATCACATAGTAGTTTCTGCTCAGTTCGGGAAATAAAGTATCCTCGTACTCGATGAAATCCCACAGCGAGACGAACGGATATAGCAGCGTAGTGATAGAACCTTTGTTTCGGTTTCCCTTGAGCCGAGCCAGCGCCGCGTCGGCTATCATTTCCAGTTGCTCCTGCTTTTGGGCCGGAGAGAAGGGAAGGCGGACCGGTTCTCCTTTGGTTTCATCTCCGCGGGTAACCTGTATCTTGTTGCCTTTTTTATCGTGTCCGTTGATCTCGACGTAGTAATCGGTAAAGAGGCCGTCTTCGGGCGTAATGTCCCTGTTGATGACGTTCAGCCGGGTGCTCAGCTTGATTGTCGGTCGGCCCGTATTGGTCGCTCCTGTCCCTACATAGACTTTCCCCGTATTGCTGACTTGGCCGTACAGCACATATTCCTCTGCGAAACGGGAGATAGCCTCATAGGGCGCTATGGCCTTCCAGACGTTCAGCGGGAATTCCACGTCGGCGCTTTCCGATTCGGCTACGGACAGGGACGGAAACTCTCCGGTCAGCCCGGCTTCTTTGCGGAATTTGGCGAAAGCGTCGTTGGCAATCGGGACGACTTCGTTCATAACCTCCTTTAAAGGAGTCATTTTCGACCAGCTTTTATTGACTTGCCCGAACTTGAGAATAAACGAGTTGTCCTCGCATTTGATCGTGGTGGGAAAGCCGCTCACCACTTTGCGGATAAACCCGGAGAACGCGAGAATCTTGGGGAACGTATGCTGCAAGGTCGTATTGTCCTTATACCACACGTAGACCTCGATACGGGCTCCCGTCGCAAGCTGGGCTCCGTCTACGCCGATTCGCAGGCTGTCTGCCACGGGGCGCTGCTTGTCGGTGACGGAAATGGTGTAGAGCGGTATTTTGATCTCTGCCGTAGCTCCTATGACATCCCTGCTGTTGCTTACGTTGAATGACGAGAAATGGCCGAGAGAGAATCCCTCGACGATCACTTCGTTGCCGCATTCAAAGTAGTTTCCGGTCATGGCAGTAATGGTTATCCGTTCACGGCAAAGCCGGTATCGGTCGTTACGACATTGGCCGCATCTTCCGATATGACATTCGAGGTAACGTCCACTTCGATCAACTGCATGCGTATCTCGGTAAGCAGCGACCCGGCTTGTGGTGACACGTCGTATTCGGACATATACACGTAGTTGACATGCAGGTTTTGGTTGATGAACGTATTGACGATCCGGAACACGTCCTGATTCTCGAAAAGATCGTTGAACATGCTCGAAAGGTTCTCCAATTCCAGCTTGTACGGGTCGCCTTCGGTATCGTTGACCGTACTTTCGTAGGCCGCGAACAGGTTGGACGTAGCCGGGGACAGCTGCTTGGTCTGCACCTGAATATTCACCGATATGATCTTCGGCTCTTTGTACACCCGCTCGAATATGACGGGTCCGTCCACCAACTGGGACGATGCCGTGTGTTTCTTGGCATTGACCGAATAGGTGAACGAGAGGGGCAGAAAGTAGTCGCCGCACTTGAAATAGTAGTCCTGATTCGGGTCGTACCGGCCCAAAGAGACTCCGCCGGCGGAATAGCGGTCGTTCCGTGACACGAAGGGGGAGTTTACCGTGACGGCCACATTGCCCATTTCGTCGTAAGAGTAGGCCGCGCCACCGCGCAGTAGCTGTTTGGCTATCCCCGCTTCGGCCATGACGATCTTATAGCCCCGCTGGGCCGCGTTGTACGCATCCTCGACATAGTTGCCCACGGTCTGATAGCCTCTGCCGATCAGGCCGTTGTCTATGCGGCTGATAACCGAATCGACCCCCGAGCTGAGCAGGCCGCCTCCCGATATGGATGTATATTTGTTTCTGCTCATATCATACGGGTTGAATTGTTTAGCGCAATGGTAAGGCCGCGCACGATCATGTCCTCTATGGCGGGCTCCAACTGTTGCTTTATGTCCTCCACGTCGTTTGCGTTGATCGTCGTGGGCATGCTGACTATCTCGCGGTTAAAGTTGATGACGAGCGCCCGGGTAGTGCCGGACATGCCCCGAATGGTTTGGGCATCGGACTGTCCGACTGACTGGGTGTCGAAAGAATCGGTTAGAGATTTGATAGAATTACCAGATTGATCATACTCTTTTGCCAGCAGAGGTCTAATTTCTTTGTCAAGTTGTTTGGCGTATTTATTGTTGTTGTATTTATCTTGGAATTTACCCATAGGTGGTTGGGTAATCATATCTTGGAGAAGAAGGCTTCCTATTTTTTGTAATCCATTACCAATGGCAAGACCACCTAATCCCAATAAAGTTAGAGGTTTTGTAACGGGTGTATTTGATATTGCCTCTTTGATAGCTTTATTACGCAGGTTTATTGCGTAATTAGGTTGAGTACGTGACAATTCCGACTGGCGATAATCAGCCACGATAGCACTCACATTGTCATACTCCGGATTCCCATTTATGATATTTTTCCATATGTCGTAATGAGCATATTTAAAGCCAGGTAATATCGCTTCAAGATATTTTATACCATTGGGATCATTTTTTAGATCACGAATAGCAATATCTTCTTCTTTTTTATCTACTTTATTGGCCTGATCTATAATACTACCTGCCACAATCGTTGCCACCTTCATTTGCAACGACCCTTTGCCGAAAAGCGCGTATAGCCCGGAAGTAGTGGTCCACGGATTTTCAACCGTCCATGAGCCCACGTTGATTGCCGCATTACCGAATTTGGCAGCGGCTCCCAGTAATGTTTTCGAGGCTTCCAGAAAGTTATTGATAATTGAATCGACATTGTTTAAGTTCTGCTCCGAGAAAAATTTCTCGGCCGCCTCTCCTAATATATCGTAGAGTTTTGTGTTTGCGTCGGCCATTCTTTCGGCGACCGGCTCGAAAAGTTTCTCTAACTTCAGGAAGAAATTCTCCCGATTGAGGGCTATTTGCCCCCGGGCCATAGCCACCGGGGAAATCTTGACCGTTTTGTTGAATTCCTCCAGCGCACGGAAGAACGCTTGGGGATTCGACCGGACGAAGGCGTATATATCCTCGTTGCTGCCCGCCTTTCTCCGCTCGTCTTGGAGAAATTTCCCGATAAGCGGTACGCTCTTGATGAGCTCCTTGATGTCGATCCCCTGCCATGAAGTGAGTATCTGCTGCATGTTCAGGCCGACGACGCCCATATCTCTATTACTGGCATGTGCTAACTTGGCTGTGATATTGGCCAAATAGGATGCTTGCTCCTGCGACAATAATTTGCCTCCTACGTTCAGGCCGGTCAGGGTCGATATAAGGTCCAGCGTTCCCACGCGGGAGGAACCGGTCGATACGGCGATGTCGCTGGCCGCCCGGAAGGCGTCGTCGTAGCCTTCCCCGAGCGAGTGCCGGGCCATGTTGTACCGCATGTTGTTCGCGGCAGCCTCCTGCATGCTTTGGCTTTTCAGTGTGCGCATGCCGGCCCAGTAGCCGAGACCGCCGGCCAAAGCGGGTATTCCTTGTCCTATGAGGGCGCTTTTCCCGATACTGCCTGCCGTGCCTATGGCGGGTACGGCGGCTCCTACGGTACGCGAAAAGCTGGATACGACCTTGACCGCATTCGCAAAATTTTCGCGCATGCCGTACAGCGTAAGGCAGTTTCGAAGGAAATCGCTGGAAAATTTGTTGAATACTTTTGCGGAGCGGTCGAAGTTCCTCAGGAAGTCTTTGTCATTAAAGCCACGGTGTCGCTTCAAAAAGGAGTTAGCCCATGAAACCCTTTTTTGCCATTGAGGTCTAATATGGGGATACCGCTTGAATAAATCTTCTTCAGATATCTCGCCGGTCTTTTTTCGCCTCCGCGTTCTCGATCCGGCAGAAGCGTTTCGGGACACTTTGCCGAGCTCGCTGTTCAGGATACGGCTCTTGGCGATAGCCGAATCGAGAACGCTATTCATATTGCCCTCTAAATTGAGGACCACAGAATATACGGGAGACGCCATAGTTACTTTTTCTGGTTAAAAGGAGCCCAATCGAAATGATATATCATGTACAGAGCGGCATAGAACATGCTATCGATCTGATCGGCTGAAAACTTGCCGACTATCTCCGAAAAGGGCTCGTGTAAATACCGGGAAATAACCGCTTTCTTTATCAGATACGGGTCTTTTTTGGTAAAATCCGAGATTATTTCGTCGATTTTTCTTTCCAGCTCAGGTTTTCGGCTTTTCTTATCATTTTTTGGACGAAACCCAAGCCCGATAGAAAATTTTCTATATCCTCCGCTACGGCTTCGGATTGGAGTATGTCCAAGCAGCAGCCCATATCTTTGACGATGGACTCCCGCAGCTTGTCGTCCTTGATGACGCACTTGCAGAACTCGACGGACAGAGTCCCGAGCTGGTCCAGATGCTCGTATCCTTCGAGGATTTTCAGCGCGACGGCCATATGGGCCGGATTGGTGCGTTGCAGGTGCAGGATTTCGACGTCCGCCTCGGTGGGCTTTTCGGTCATGTTCCCCTCTACGTCGGGGACCCAGCTAAAGTAGCTTGTTTTTACGGTGTAAGTTAGCGACATAGTTTTAAAAATTTGGGGACCCCGAGGGGTCCCCGGTTGAGACATGAAGCGAAAAACGGATGTTAAACCGTAATGGGAGATACGTCTCGTTTAATACCCGTTCCTCGGAGAGAGATAGTGACGAGAGTCTGCGGATCGTTGGCGTCCACGTCGCCGCTGACATCCGATACCCGGCAGTTCAGGAAGTTGACGATAGCCGACTTGGGCGTTCCTGCGTTTTTGAGCGCGTAGGCGCACGTCAAGGTAAATCCGGCGACTTCCAGCATGGAGGCGTACAGTTGGCCCGCCGGTGCGGCAGCGTTGATCGCGTCCATCAGCGCGTTATACTCTCCGCTCTGCATCGTGACCGAGGCGGTGTACGTGGCATTGAGCGCGACGATTCCGATGGGGTCTACGTGACTGATAGCGAATATGTCCTGCACGCTCTGGGAGTTGGCCCAGTTGAGCCGCGACCCCGTATCGAGTTTCATGCTCGGAATGCCGCTGAAAGTCATGTTTATCTGTACGTCGCTGCTCGGAACGATATACTCACTTAAATTAGGCATAGTCTTTAGATTAGAGAGATGAAACGAACATGACGGTAATAAACGCTTCCCTCATAGGAGCGTTCGGGAGAATCTCGACGGTTACTTCGAGGGCCCGCGACTGTACGAAATTGCCGTCTTTGGCCTCGAAATCCACGTTGATCTGCGATGCGTCGCCCCGGTTGATATACGGGTCGATATACAGGCTTCTCAGATTGGCCAGCGTGCCGGATTTGAACGCCGCGTTGATCGTACCGTTGCTCTGTACGGGGATATTGACGTTCAGCAGCTTCGTAAAGAAGGTGTCGCAGTCGTCGCACACGGCGTTCGCCACGCGGACGAAATCGATGCTTGAGAGGGCATTGGCGGCCGAGTTCATCGTCGCGCCGTCGTTGTAGCAGATACCTACGTCATTGCGCCGGAGCGTGAACAGGTATTGTTTCGCGCCCAGATCGTTCGTCTGCGTGCGCGTAAGGAGCGTAACAGGCGTATTGACAGGCGTGTTGGACGCGGAATCTACGAGATAGTCGGCGGTCGTTACGCTGCCCATCGATACGTTCCCGATGGACGTGGCCAGATTGCGGGCCGATACGATACCGCCGGAGCGTCCGACAGAGGCGTTCCGCGTCTTGGTCGAGGTAACGATCTGCAACGCGACGCGAGGGGCGTTGTATTCCGATACGTCGGGAAGATCGGAGATGCCCGATACTACGGCGGCATCGAGAATGCCGACCGCGCGGATGCCTTCGCCGAACAGAGTTTCGAGAGCCGACTCGAAATCCGTGCAGCAGGTGATAGTGTCTTCCGACAATCCGCCTTCGGTCGGCGTGTCCTGACCTTCTGCCTGAGCGACCATGATGATGCGCGGGCGGTTGTTCTCCAGCGTTTCCATAGTCGAGCGGACGGCCGTCAGGAAGTCGGGGGCTTGCAGAAACTTCGACGTCTGCGCGTAGGTCGTCTTGTCGTAGACGTAAATCCACAGTTTCGTTCCGGCGTCGGCCTTGTCGTAGAACTCCTTGATATTGAAGTACAGGGGCGTTTTGTTCGTCGTGTCGTACTCTTCGTTGATCCCGAGGTTGACGGCATCCTCTAAGCCGGTGAGCATATAGGAGGTACCCACTTCGAGAGTAACGCCGCCGGGTCCGGGGGCTGTCCCTTTAGCGCCCGGCGCGAAAAGCATCGACACGCTGTTATCCTGAGCCGTTCCGCCGAGGGCGGTATCGACGAGCTCGGTATATATGCCAGTTTGTGCCATTTTCGGTTGTGTGAAATGATCTAATCTTCTTTCTTTTGAGCATTCGCGCCCGCCTTCTTCTTACGGCGTGATTCGAGTATCTCGGCTGCGCTTTCCAGACTCATATCCGGCTTTTCGGCCTTCTTGGGCGGCAGCGCCTGCTTGTCCTCGTAGGCGCGGAGCATGTTTTCGAATTCCTCGTTGGAAACGGGCTCCTTGCCTTTCTCTACCTTGCAATAGCGGCAGCGGCCTCTAAGGGCCAATGCGGTTTTGTACCGGTCTTTGGCCGATGCCTCGTTCCGATACACGTTGCCGTCTTCGCAGCAGTAGAGCGTGCCGTATTTGGCGGTTGCGATAATGAGGTTCTGATAATATCTGTCGGAAAAGTTTACCATAGCTGTAACGTATTTACGAATGGGTGTAAAAGAAGGGGCGGCCGTGCGGAGGGTCGTGTATGACATGTGACCCGGACATGATGTTTTTAAGGGAACAGTCCGCGTCAGCCGCCCCTGTTGATTACGCGCTTACGGCAGGAATGATGATGCCGATACCGAGCCCGCCTTTACGAGCGGCACCGGCTCCCGAACGAATATCCATAGACATAACCCAAGAATAGTCGTTGGGATTCTGTACCATGTGTACGTTCGTGTTGCCCTGCGCGATGATGGCCTCGCCGGGGATGAAGCCCAAAGCGATGTCGTAGGCCGTAGCGGTCAGCACGGGCGGCGTGTAGGACGGGATCGTGCCGTCTGCGTTCACCTTGCCGTCGCAATAGAGCTCGGCATCCACCACCTTGCTCGATGCGGTGTCGTATGCGGCGACAGTGGAGCGCGGCATAGCCTCGAAGCCGCTGTACTGAACGGTCATAGGACCTACGCGGCCCGTCTGCTTCGACAGGATCGAGGTGATGAGCGGGTCGTTCTGAAGCTGCTCGAAGTACGCGGCGGCCATCACCATGACGGCCTCGTTGTAGTCCATCGTGTAGTTCTGGTTGATGAATCCCTTTTGCATCTGGGTGATGTTCTTGAGGGCGAACTCCAGAAGCGTACCGGTCGCGGCGTCGTTGATGGGGAACGTCGAGGCATCGACGGCGAAGGTATCGGGACCCGACATGGGAACCTTTACCGATGCGGCCTCGGCGAACATCTGCAACCAATAGTTGTGGATTTTGTTCACCACGACGCGCATAGCCTCGCTCTGTCCGGTCGCGCGGTTGTTGTATGCCAGTACGTCCGTCGTTGCGGGCTGCCATCCGATGGGTTCCATCGAGAATACCTTCTCCGCCAAAGCGACCGGAATATCCTCGTAGTACGAGGTTTTCGCGTTCAGCGGAGCGCGGCTTCCCACGTACACTTTCGGATTCATCGCCGAGTTGATCCAGATGACGCCGGCATGGCTGTCGCCCGATACGCGCATACATCTGTCGGCCCAACTGTTTTCGGGCAACAGAACGCGGTAGAACAGCGAGAGCCACGTAATCTTCGCCAGATCGGGCGACGTTTCGAGGAAGTCGATGGAATTCTCGCCGATATTGAGCTTATCCAGCGTCTTGCTGAAAACTTCCTTCGGGCCGTCGGCGTTCTGGAAAGTTACATTGCCCATAAAGGACATGAATCCGGGGTCGTTAGCCATCAGGGCCGAATACTCCCGGACGAACTCGACCGGCGTAGCGTTTTCCGGACGGCGCAGCTCCTTCGACGGAACGGCGGACAGCTTCTGAATCTGACGGAACTTGTATTGACCTTCGTCGCTCCGCAGATAGTCGTTGACAGATTTGAATGCGGTCATCTTGATTTTCGGTGTTTTTTCGTGAATGTTGAAGATTCTGGGCTCGGGCTGTGCCGAAAGTTCTTCCTTTCCTTCGGGTGCCTTTTGCGCCTCCTGCTCGGTTTCCGTCTTCTCCGTCTCGGGAGCTTCCGCAGCCTCCGGGGCTTTCAAAGACTCGGCCTCGGGCTGTGCCTGCGCTTCTTCCTTGCGATCGTTGAGCATTGACATAATGGCCGAAAGGGACGAGAGGACGCGGGACATAAAGCCCTTATGCTCCGCACTCGGTTCCTCCGGGGCGGCCTCTACGGATTCGGGAGCCTTCAGGGCTTCCTCCTTGACTTCCGTTTCGGGTTTGTTGTTTGCTTCCATGTTTTCTTTGAATTTGTTAATGGTAGAAATTTGATAGGCCGACAAAGAATCGGGCTCGATCAGTTTGTCGTCCACATCGTTGAACGATACGGAGAGCGTCGATTTGTCGGACGTCCTCTGTGCGATAGCGTTCGGATTGGCCGGGACAGCTACCAGAGACACTTCCCACACGTCGAACTGCACGGCGTACACTACGCCCTCGCGCTTGACTTTGGTGGCCATACCGCTGATGGATACGGCATTGTAGAATCCCTCGTTGTAGAGTTTTTCCTTCTCCCGGCCTTCTTCCGTGTCGGCGAATACGAGGTCTCCGTACCAAGCATTATCCTCGAACCGGATATTGTCTATGCGGCCGATGGGCTGCTTGTCGTCCTCGTGCTCCAGCATCAGGACGGGATTCTTGCGATACTCGTCCCAATTCACGCCGTCGTTCAGGGTAATATACCCTTTTCGGTTCATCGTCTCGTCGGACAGGATTTGCCTAATCATGTTCGAACCAAATTTATCTGCTTGGAATCGAACATCACGTATTCGTCCTCCAAGCTCTGTTTGTCGAGCGCCGTGCATTGGTACAGAATGCGAAACACATCGATGTCCTTTCCGACAGTACCTACGAAAGCGGCCGTTTGATAGGTTTCGATTCCCCGATAGAGGGGGAAAAAGTCGTATTCGTCAATCAGCGTACTGAATAGGGGGCCTCTTTTCACCTTTTCGATGTATCGGCGGATCTCGTAGGCCATGTTACGCATTTTGGTCTGGATTCCGCCGTCCGGCGTCACGGAGTAGTTATCGAAATCGACAAGTACGTTCAGCGAGACGTCGAACCAATCGCAAATGCCCCCACGAATAAATACCGTAGGCTTGTTGCTGTTTCGCACATGCACCACGACGGCCGGAAGGGGCGTATTGACCAGTCCCTGCCCCTCGTCGTTCATCACGGAGACGTTTACACCGTTCTCCGTCACGACGGGAGCCTCTCTAAGAGCGGCTACGAATGTGTCGGTAAGCGTTCCAATCATCGAGATGCACGGTTTTCGACACTAAATTATATGTTTTTTTTATGATAACAAATTTTATTATAAGAAAATGCTATCCGTAGATAGCTTTTCTGACTTCTTCGGTAAATATCTTACGCACACCCGCGTAAGTTTTTTTACCGACGCCCAAGAAGGGGCGGGGAATGATTTTGCCGATGCGGCTGGAGAATGGCTCGGTAGAGTAGGGCGGGCGGCGGCTCCAGAATCCGTTATGCGCGCGTCCTCCCTCTTGCTGTACCTGCGCGTAGTAGGCGTTTGCTCCGATTCGGGCGAATTGGGGCGAGAAATCGCGTGTAAGGCTTCTTTTGAGGCGGCCCGTATAGTCCAGTATAGGATAGTTGAGCATGTATTCGTGGCTTCTTTGGGGCCATTTTTTGATGCCTCCGTCCTGCGTATACCCTTCTTTTCTGAAGTTCTCGCGCGTCTCTTGGAGCATCAGAGTAGCTATCTTGGGCGGCACGGAGCTATTGCGCGCCTTTTTTACCCTTTCGAGCATTCGGATCATATCGCCGATGTCAGCCATACGATGCGATCAGTTTACGAGGACATTCATGGCCATTGTTCCGGCCAGCGCAACGTATACGTAGAACGACATATCCTTCGCCGAGGTCTCGGGCTTTCGGCTTTTCTCGAAAAAAGCGTAGCACACGGCGATCACGAGCGTTATGATGGCTGAAATCCATCCCAGCGATAGGGTCGAGGCGAAAAATGCGGATACGAGCATCGATACGACGAGTATCCAAAGGTGTTTTTCGGTCATAACAGTTTATTTTTGGCTTGTTTCGGGTCGATGGGGTGGATTTTGGGGTCCGGAGTCGTCTTTTTGTTGCCGCTTCGCCCGAAAATGGAGCCGATTTTGGCAGAAAGGACCTCGTTCCACGAGTTATTACGGACTTTCGTGTTGATGTCGGACTCTTCGAGGCCGATTTTCTTAAAGAAATTGGCGGATAGCTGTATTCCCATCTTGGCCGCGCCGTTCATAATGATTTCGGCCTTGTCGATAGGGATGCTCAGGTCCGGCACCTCGACCGCTCGGGCCCTTTCGAGAGCCGGTTCGCCGTACAAGCGGGCTATTTTCTTGAGTGCGCCGCCCTCGTTGAGCACCGAGAGAACCGATTTTTTGTCATCTGCGATAATGTCTTGATACAATTCCATGTGAATGGACGCCAGTTGCTCGGAATTCGTATTTTTCTCGGTAGCTCCGAGCAACGTGCCGCCCGTTACGAGCTGCATGATTTCGGACCGGTATTCGGATATGTACTCTTTGAATACTCGGAACGCGTCGGGATAGGACTGCGTCTGCACGGGATTCACCTCGACCATGTACTTGCTTTTACCGCCTGTCGCCGAGTCATAGAAGAACGGGATGATCGGCGTTTCCATAATATCGACCTTGCGGGCGAGCTCGGACGCAAATTGCTGGGCAATCGTGTTGTTGTTGTCGAATCCGATAACCATAGTAGGGTAGGAGAACCGCTTGCCGAGGATGCTCCAGTTATTGTATGCCTCCACGATTCCTATCATGGCTCGGGAAATGGGCTGAAGAAGTCCCATGCCGAAATCTTGATCCGTCTCGGGTCTGAAGAAGAATATGTTGTCGTATTCGTCCACATTGACGACATTCATATACTCGTAGGTTCCGAACCGGAGGGCCCTGTTCTCCAGATCGACGTTTCGCATGGGATAATACTGCCACGAATCGGTTTTGGGGTCTATGCCGAATACGACCACGCCGTAGAACTTGCTCAGGCTGCATGCCCTCTTGAACTGATCGAACCACCTTGTGCGAACGATCAGTTCGGTAAGCCGAATATCTTCCTTGCCGTCTACTTCGAGAACGATTCTCATCTTCTTGATGGGGACGAGCCTTTTGTTGATCTGCGAGCACAGGAAGGGGGACGACTGAATCGTAAAGGAGTACATCGAATCGACGTAGGTCAGATCGGAATAGTTGATGGCCCGGTCGATAGCCTCGCGCCACCATTGCGGGGTATATTCGACGTAGTAGTCGTTGAAAAGGTATCTGGATACCAGGTTGGGGACTCCCACTTTCTTAGGCACGGAGAACGGGTTCACCTTCGGTTGGTGGAACCGCTTCGGCGAGGACGGATGGAATTTTTTAGCCATAGGGGAGAAGTTGTAAGAATTATCGACTAATTGGATTTATCCGATGTACTTGTTTCGAACGGAAACCATTTGCGGGAGTGCGTTCGGCTCGCTCTTGGTCGGAGCCTCGTATATCGAACTCATGCCGCTTTTGAGCTCGTTCACCTTTGCGAGCACTTTTTCGTAGTTGTATCGCAGAGGCTCGGAGACATTGAGCGAAGGGGATGCGATGTTGAAGGCGGTCATCACGAGCAGCACCCATTTCAGCGTAGGGTCCTTCTTGTCGGGGTTCGTCTCGGAAAGCATGGTATCCAGATCGAGTATGTGACCTACCTCGGAATAGAGAAGGCCCAAAGCATTCTCGTACGCTGTCTGTACGATGTCGGAGTACATGCCCTCGAACTGCGCTATCTGTTGTGCGCTAAGCCATTGCTTTAGCTGGTCTTTTTCAAAATACATGGGAGAAAGTATCATAGCGTCAAAAAGTTACTCGGGTTCCCCTTCGGTAGAACATGGGCCATTGCGTGAATTTCATCGATGTCATTTCACGGTTTAACAGAGACGCGCCCTTTGCGGTAGCGTCGGGAATATCGTCCTTTCGGTTTTTGTTGTATTTGCGGGAAAAGAATATGAACTGCTCGACGAGCAGCTCCCCCTCGGGCGAGCCCTTCAGTTCCTCGTTGACGATGAAGCGGCCGTTGCGAAAGAGGGGTTCGAGCGTGGACTCGATATTCATAAACTTATTCCCGTTATTGCGAGTATCCCACGTCAGCGGACAGTTCCATCCGGTCTCGCTTTGGAATCGGGCGAAAGTCGTGTCGAAGTCGAGAGGCACTTGCTTTTTCTCCATGACGATGCGCGGCGGAACGGGAGACATCTTGAACAGCTCGAAGATATTGTACATCATTTGCAGCGAAGTCCCTTTGACGGCCTTGACGCCCAGCAAGTATATCTTATCGGCGGCCGACGCCAGCAACACGGATGCCTTGTAGTCGCACGACTCGTTATCTTTTGCCGACGGGTCCGTATATATCAGGCAGTCGAAAAGCTGGCTCGGGACAGGCCCCCAAGGTATATGATCGAATATTTCTCCCTCGCTCTCGTCGCTGTATTCTCCCGAGAGGAAACGCTTGCGCTGCAAGGCGGAAAGCTGGGACAGGGTATTCACATAGTCTGCCGGTAAATGTTCTCGATTGTCCATTATCGAAAAATGGACGACAAAGAAACGTTCCGTTACGGCCGGATCGAGCTTCAGGCCCTCCCGATTTTCCCTCTTAAAGAAGCGGACGTATGTCCAGTGCGACTTGGTTGTCGGGTTCAGCGCATAGATCATCTTATTGGTCACGTCGAGCTTTTGAGCTAACCTTGTCTTCAATGTATCGATAGCCAACTCATCTACCTCCGAGCACTCATCTACGAAGATATGGCCCCATTCAGTGGATAGTATCTTGTCGTATGTGCTCGATACGTCCGACGATCCACGTATCGCCCCGAACTGGATATATGCCCCGTTGAAAAAACGCAGTATATTCTCCTTCTTGTCGTACACGCAAAAACGCTTACCATTCGAAGATGCCAAATCATCTATTTTGTTTACTCCGTTATGATTAGCAATAGCTTTCAGAACAGCAGGCAATGTCTGACGGATCATACCCGTCTGCAATGAAGTAAGAACATTTCTTAAAATTAGGCAGTTGGCTTTATGGATAATAGTTTGAGTACTACACCAGTATAATATCAGAAACGTTTTGCCGGTGCGACTTCCACCATAGAACAGGTACTCATTATACTTATCGTCGTTCAATCGATTGTACAT